CTACGCATAGTAGTAGAAATGGAATTCGTTCATCTGCCGGTCGAAAACAATTTTTTTAATAATTCGGCGAACGGCGTTTCCTTTGGTGACGTTGTCTATATCCGGATCCATCAGCAAGTCGTAAACGGTAGTGATTCTTTTTAAGACTTCCTGCATATCAGGACCTTCCGGTTCGCCAGGCGTTTCTTTTAGCTGCTCCAGCTCTTCAAGAATATGGTTTCGCTCATCCTGCAGCCGGAGTTTGTTTGCCTTGTATTCCTCCAGTGAATCGATTCCGCTTTCGTAGGCATCTTTTACACGCATTTCTTTCATGGCTACTTTTTCTAATGCTTCCGAGAGGCGGGATTCTTCACTGATCACCTTCTGGTCTGGTTTTCGTATGTATTCATACTGCACTGACTGGTCTGCCATTACCTGCCGGAGGGAAGTCAGGACAGCTTCCTCTGCCTTTTTGACTGATACTGAACAGGATTCTCTGTGAACACCCTTCCCATACTTCCAGCACTGAAAGAAATCCGGCCGTTTCTTCTGATCATTCGAGCGATTGTAGGAAAGGCTCGCGCCGCAGACGCTGCATTTTAAGATACCGGACAGCCAGTGCTGGCAGGAAGAGGTTTCCCGCCGGCTTCTGGGTCTGTATTCTTTTTTGATACGCTGCTGATTTGATTCGAATATATCAGTGACCGATGAACGTGTCTCATGGGCTCCCTGAAATTTAATACCGTTCCAGACAACAATTCCATTATAGAATTCATTGACGAGGATTCGGTAAATACCGCGGCGGTCGAATCGATTTCCGCGTTTGGTGCGAAAACCCATGTCATTTGCCTCCCGGGCAATAGCAGTCATGTCTTTGCCTTTATGAAAAGACTGGTGGATGAACTCCACAATGGCATATTCCTTTTCAACGATGATAAAGGGCTTTCCTTCACCTACAGCTGCATATCCCAGGCTGGGGGAACACTGATAGCCTTCCCGCAATGCTTTTTCCGTCATACCACGCATGACCTCTCCAGAGAGGTTAAAGGAGTAATACTCGTCAAACCATTCGATGATACTTTCAATGAGGCGGCCAAACATGCCGTCTGCAATTGGTTCTGAAACACTTTTGATCTCGACGCCGCATTTTTTACGGAGAACGCTTTTGTAAAATACACTTTCATCCTGATTTCGGGCAAAACGTGAGAACTTCCAAAGATAAAGCCGTTTGAAAGGGCAGGGCTGCGTTTTGGCCGTGGCCACCATGCGTTGGAACTCCTGCCGGTTGTCTGCCCGGCGGCCGGAAACACCTTTTTTCTCTATGTAAACAAATTCTTTGGGTATGACATAGCCATCTGCCTTTGCTGACTCCAGAATGACACGGAGCTGCGCGTCTGGGGACAGTTCTGTCTGATCATTTGTACTAACGCGGATATAGGCGGCGCCTATTTCCACGGTGGACTGGGTGGTCATGATATCATCTCCTTGGTTAAGTGTATTAATTTTGGGTATAAAAAATACGCCCCTTGCCAGGACGTACCAGAAATGATATAATTCACTTGTTGAAGGTGATTTATCTTCCGGTGCGTCCGGCAAGAGAAAATCTATGTGAAAGCCGTTCGGTGTTGGTAGCACCGGGCGGTTTTTACATTTTATCTTACAGTCAATACATAACTATCTTTCGTTCCTATAGGCTCGATAGTAATAAAAAGAGGATTAGTGGTCTCTTCTACTTCCTGTGGGCATTTGAATAAGAAATGAACCCCTAATGTCTCTAATGGTTTTATACTTGTAATGTTGGCATAGGTAAAACCTGTTGAGCTGTCTTCCGGTACTGCCTGTCCCAAATAAGTATATCCGCCATTGTAGTCGGCTGTAGTTTTTACGAGTTCATCGCATGGCAGATTTTGCTTTCCCATATTTTTGATATCGGCATCAATATGAATATAAACATTTCCAGCATCTGCTTCGTAGTGTGTGTAGAAACCGGAAGTGTCATCTGGAAGAACATCGTAAGTAAGTTCAACCTTATTAATAGTTAATTCCATATTACCGGTAGTTATCGTTTCTCCAACTGCAATAGATGTTCCTTCGTGTGATGCTTCTGTTTCAGCCACTGTCGTTTCGGGAACTGTAGCAAGCTGTGTTTTTAAGGTTTCATTTTCCTTTTTCAGTTCTTCAACCTGTGCTTTCAGGCTTTCAATCTCCGCTGAATTATCTGGAGCAGTTGCAGCTGGTGCAGAGCAGCCGGAAAGTGCCAACGTTAGTGCCAATGCAATTAATCTTCTTTGCTTTTTCATTTGGTAGTTCCTCCCATAGGTTTTTATTAAAAGCCATAGGCTATTAATTATAGATTGCTGCCATACCACTGTTGATGTTCAGGCAATTGCTGGTCTGATAAATTCCATTTATTATATTCTGCAATACTGCGTATCACTTTCATATCTTCTTCATACTGCTGAAGCTTTTGCTGAAGTCTTTTTCGTTCAGCACGGATACTTTTTAGGCGCTGTAAGAATCGATCTGATGGAATTCGCTGAGCTTCCACTGGAATGACTACCTCATGTGCGACAGCTTCAATGGATTGAACATCATTTTTAGTGAAATCGTCGTTTTCTATATGGTGCATGGCATGACGATAAGCCTTAAGCTGTCCATCACATGATAACCGCGAGTTAATCATAATAGTATAACTGCCATCTTCATTTTCAAAAACCATTTCGTTCCCGGAAGTGGGAAAATCAAGTAAGACGACATTAACATCCGGTGTCATCGTTACCACGTTCCTTTCTTTTTAAAGCAAGTGCCATATTATGGAGCGCACGCAGATCATCTGGTTCCATGTCTCTCTGTACATCAAAAAGCGCGCGGAGTTCTTTGTTTTCGAAGATTTCCTGAGCGGCCTTGGCGGTTTCGTCGTTAAGGTAGTAGCGGTTATCAGAATCATCTTTTTCTTCTATTAAGTCAGAACGCTTACAACCAAATAAATCGCACATGGCATCTACCTTATCCATTCTGGGAGTTTTTATACCATTACACCAATTGTATACAGAAGTGGTTCCGACACCTAATCTTTTGGCTAACTCAGCTTGAGTTATTTCTTTTTTATTAAGATAGTAGCGTAAACGTTTAGAAAAAACGGCATTAAATTCTTGCTCCGGCATTGTTGCACCCCTTTCTTCTTTATATTTATAATACACCAAAAGTGATACTATTGCAACATAAAAGTGATAGAATTTCACTAAAAGTGTTGACACACACTTAAAGTGATGATATACTTTCATCAGATTCAAGAAAGGAGGAAGTGAGTTTGGCAGAAATAATACAGATTAGTTTGGCGGCCGCGCGTGTGAATGCTAAGTTGACTCAGGAAGAAGTAGCAAATATGATGCAAATTGGCAAAAGAACAGTAATTAATTGGGAAAAAGGAGTGGCAATGCCGTCATTTGCGGACTTGAATATGTTGTCTAATATTTATGGAATACCTGTAGATAATATTTTTTTACCTCAAAAATCCACTTAAAGTGATATAAAAATGAGGAAGGGGAGAGGAGGGACAACGTAAGAAGTACAACCAGTCATACATACAATCTATCAGAGAGGGGTGGTGATGTGGAAAAATACAGGATTGTAAACTACATCGAGGTAGACGGAGAGGATATTCCAATGGAAAAGCTTTCTGAGGAAAAAAGGAGTAAACTTCCCTGTTTATTAGCTGACAAGATGATGATATCTGCAGGGTACAAAAGGAAGACCGCCTGAGGGCGGGACTGATGGACAAGCTGGAAGGAGAATTATGCAGAAGTACTTTAATAACATAGATGATTATTATGACGACAGCCGGCCGCCGATCGTGGACGTGGTCGAGTGGTTGGTACCACGGATTATTGCGGTGGGAGGCATTGTACTGATACTGATGTTGTGTGCGTCACTGGAAGTACTGTGAGAGGAGGTGAAGGTGATGAGACAGGGCAATATCGATTCGGTAATTAAATGCTTAAAACGTAATCCGTACATGGACAATACAGACTCGGCAGTGAATTTTTTGCTGGGCTGGTTTGGAGACGAAGCAGAAAATGGCGAGCGCTCGTACATATCGGCAGATCTGAAAAAATTGTTCCAGACAATAGTAGATATTGAGAAAGAAAAAGCAGAAACCCCAGGAGCTGCAACTCCCAGGGAATCAAGGTAACTACTAATATATTGACACCCTCATTATAGCAGAGGGAGACAGGAGATTGCAAGATGGAAAATAATTTACAACGCATGGATGCTTTTTTGAAGGATGCGACATATTGCAGGAAAGCTATTGGCTTCTGCCGAGAAGCAATTAAGAGGCTGGAAGAGCAGCCTATGCGCCTGCTGGTTTCAAACGGACTGGACAATAACATCGTACTCAATGGTGCTGAAATTGGGTTAAGCAGAGAAAGCCAGGCTGCTATCGTAATGGTAGCTAAGGGAGCCTTAGAGGCCAGGGAGATCGAGCTCTGCCGTCAGATGGACGAGCTCATGGGAAATTATGGACGCACTACCGACTTTGAAGCAGTACCATCGGCACTGACACCCAGGCAGAGACGCCGCCAGAGTTTCGGCGCGGTCAGCCCGGACGACGTAGAGTGGTAAGGAGGATGATGAGATGAGATTATATGAATTATCAGAGCAGTACGAAATACTGGAGCAGATGCTCTATGACGGGGAAACGGACGAACAGGTAATCCGGGATACCATGGAAGCCATTTTTGGAGAGATCGAAGACAAGGCGGAATCTTATGCAATTATCATTACTGGCATGGAAGCCGATATTAAGGCCCTGAAAGCAGAGAAAGACAGACTGGCTGCCCGCCAACAGAGTTTGGAGAATCGTCAGAAGACACTTAAGACAACTCTCATGGAAAACATGAAAGCTATTGGAAGGCAGAAAATTAAGACCCCTCTTTTTACAATCAGTGTGGCGAAGAACGGCGGTCAGGAGCCATTGGTTATTGACGGAGCCATTGACGATATACCAGGCCGCTTCCTGATTCCGCAGCCGCCAAAGGTAAATGGTGATGCTGTCCGTGCTTTATTGTCTGAGCGTCAGGTAGACTGGGCGCATCTGGAGCCGCGCGGAGAGCACCTGGGGATCCGCTGATGGGCGGCGGGGATATGACTCCGTTCCGTATGCAGGTATTAATGGACGTTGCCGCACGGGTTGTAAAACTTATGGTTACGGGCGTGTGGCATCTGTCCTTCGAAGAGATGGATATGGTTCTTGCACTGATACGGCACGGAATCGATGAGAGCACAGAGAGAAACAGGAAAGGAGAAAACAGAGATGTTTTTGAAAACCGGGGAGTTGAAGAAAATCATGAAGGCCAGTCTGAAGAAGCACGGCCTGATCGTGGGGAATGTGAATGATCATTACCTGGTGTATTCCGATAACTGGGGACTGTATATTGAAATACCTTATGCATCGAATAAATTTAAGGCGGCAATCATGGAGCTGATCGGTGATCTGCCGGAACCGTATGAGTGTTACCTATACAAAATAAATCCGGACGGAGAAGCAGAGCCGGAAACAGTGCCGGATTATCCAGATCCTTATGAGCAGTGGAAAGACGCGAAGGATTTCGCGGTAGTGGCGCCGGTCATGCTGTATGCCTGGCCTCATGAATACATCGTATGCCAGAAGCATAGTGACTTGAGATTTGTGGTTGCGGACAGGTCCCTGTCAGACCGGGTAATATCACGGAGTGAACTGGATACGACCGTGGAGGCGATGCCAACCAGGCCGAGTTTTCTTGCCGATGTGCTCTACTGGAAGAATGAAACGACAATCTACTGGGTGCATACGGAATCACCAGGGAATAAGGCATTGGAAGTATTATTTCCACGTCTGAACGGCATCAGCTTTTTTGAGGATGACTGGATTGCGGAGAATACCGGTCAGGAAGATGAGGAAGAGGAGGCAGCGGAAGATTCGCTGCCGTATTAAGGAGGAGGCTATGGGATTACCAGTATTGATTTATGGAAAATCCGGGAGCGGGAAAAGCCGGAGTCTAAAATTTTTTGATGAAGATGAGATTGTGTTGCTGAATACAGAGAAGAAGGAACTGCCATTTCGTAAGCGCTTTAAAAAAACTGGAAGCAGTGATGATATTGGAAAGATCATAACAACAATCAACCAAAACCCCGAAAAGGTGTTTGTGATTGATGATGCCGGATATATTATGACCCATCTTTTTATGGCAAATCATCGGAATAAAAAGGGGAACGCTTCATTTGAAATGTATGACGATATTGCGGACACTATGTATGGCCTGGTAAAAATGATCAAGACCGAGGTGAAGGATCCGGAAAAAATCGTGTATATCATTTTCCATGAGGATACGGATGATTTTGGAGTTTCGCGGCTCAGGACGATTGGGAAACAGCTGGATCGGAAAGTGTGCCTGGAAGGGATGGTCACGATCTGCATCCGCTGTATGAGTGAAAACGGGAATCATTTCTTTCGGACAGTTACTGATGGCTCGGATATTACCAAGACCCCGGAAGAGATGTTTGATGAACCGGAGATTGAAAATAATTTGAAAATGGTAGATGACACCATCCGCGAATTCTACGGATGGAAGAAAAAGGAGGATAAGAATCATGATTAAGAAACCAGCAGGATATGATGAGGCAGCGGCTTACACAGGAGAGTTTCAGGCGCTTCCAAAGGGAAAATATGTTTGTAAAATTCGTCAGGTTGCCGAAGTGACGGATACAGATAAGAGCGGGCATGAGTGGAGAAAGTTTGTAATCCTGTACGATATTGCAGAAGGCGAGTATAAGGATTTCTATGATAAGCAGTTTAAGGCTGAAAAAGAAACGAATCCAAAAGCCAAATGGAGAGGCGTTTTTAAACAGAACATGGATGATAAGGGAACGCCATGGCTCAAGGGTGTTGTTACTGCCATTGAGAGATCTAACAATTTTACTTTTCAGTGGGACAAGGAAGACAATGAGAAAACGCTTGTCAATAAGAAGTTTGGTGGTATTTTCCGCCGTCGGCAGTACGAAAAGGATAATGGAGAGCGCGCAATGACAACAGAGCTGTGGCGGATCCGCAGTGTGTCAGGCCTGGCAGAAGCGGAAGTGCCGGAAGATGAGCTGCTTCCAGTACCAGGACCGGGAGGCGGCAGGCCAAATCCGGCAGATGCCGCGGCGCCCCCTTCTTTTACGGACAGTGACGGTTTTATGAATATCCCGGAAGGAAGCGGAGATGAAGGGATCCCTTTCATGTAAGGCCGGAAGTTCCATTATTAATTCCGGGGTATCGTTCAGGACTCATCCGGAGAGGGTTTCCGGATCCGGATGAGTTTGATATGCGCCTGATTGATAATTCCGATATAGGAAGCCTGCAGGGAGGGATCCATTGTTCTGATGATATAGGGCAGAACAGCTGGATGTTTGCCATGGAGGGACTTCTTGGCCATACGAGGTTTGAAGATTAATGATAATGAAAGGTTATGATCCGGATCTGTTCCGGAAAGTAAAGGAAGCGGTTTCCATGCAGCAGGTAGCGGAGTATTACGGCCTGCAGCTTAACCGGAAGGGGCTGTGTCAGTGCCCCTTCCATCAGGACAAGAATCCGAGCCTTAAAATATATCCGGACGGAAAGGGATTTTACTGCTTTACATGCGGAACTGGCGGCGATCAGATCAAGTTTGCAGCATTATACAGCGATATGAGTAATTATGAAGCAGCAAAAACGCTGGCTGCCGCTTTTCATATCTCCTTGTCGGAACCAGTGACATACCGGGAGAAGCGGGAAGCAGAGCTGGCATGCCGGCGGAGAGCGGCTGTAGCTGCATTTAAAAAGCGGGCTATGATGTACGTGAAAATGTACTGGATTCTATTGTGTGAGGCAATCCATGAGCGAAATGAGCATTTTACGGAAGCTCTGCAGAATATCACGTATATTGAATATCTGCTGCAGAATCTGGAGGAGTGTCCGGGAGAGGTTTATGAAGACAAAAAGGCGGTGAGAAGGATTGGAGAAATCGAAGGACGAATTGCTGACTGGTATATCCGCATTGAAGCCGACGGAAGCATTTCCAGATGAAATCTTTTACGAGATTTTCGAGATAGAGGACAATATCGAGCGGACCCAGTATATTGAATCCCTTCGCAACACCGCGCGGCAGCTTAAACGCGTAACGGAGTTCAATAATCTGTATAAATCCTTTGTGCTTGACTATGCACAGCGTCAGAAGCAGACCGGGAATAAAACAAAATTCACCGATCAGCCGCTGGAATTAGTATGCGGCGAGTGGACTGCGAATGATTTCGGAGTGAGAACGATCCGATATGACAAGAATGCCATGCCGGTGCCGTACCAGGCGTGCAGTCATCCGATCCTGCCGGTAGAGATACTGAAGAACGTAGATACGGCTGAAGAACGGATTACGCTGGCGTATTTTAAGTCAGCTGCCTGGCAGACCATTACCGTAGACCGGAGCGTCTGCGCAAACACAAATAAGATCGTAGATGCGCTGAGCCAGTTTGGCATTGAGGTTACGTCGGACAATGCAAAAAATATGGTCCGTTACATATCGGACTGCGTGGGGCTGAATCCATTAACACTGAATCCTAAAAAATCCATTAATCGTCTGGGCTGGGTGGGGAATTCCTTTACCCCGTATGCAGATGATATCCGGTATGAGGGGGATATGGATTATGAGGCAATTTTCAGGAATGTAAAAGAGGATGGCAGTTTTGAGACCTGGCTGAATCTTTGTACCGATCTTCGGAAAAATATCCCTCTTCGTATGATGATGGCGGCCAGTTTCGCCTCTGTGCTTCTGGAGCCATTGAAAGTCCTGCCTTTTGTTTTGCATGTATGGGGCACGACTGGGACCTGCAAGACCGTGGCTCTTATGGTGTCTATGAGCATCTGGGGCAACCCGAAGATGGGCGGCCTGGTTAAGACCATGAACATGACGCGCAATGCCATTATGCGGAATGCAGCCTTTCTGTGCAGTATCCCATTCGCTGGTGATGAGCTGCAGACGATCAAAGACAAGTGGCAGGGAAACTTTGACCAGCTGATCTATCAGATAACGGAGGGAGTGGACCGGGGACGGGCGCGGGCCTATGGCGGAGTAGAGGAAACCAGGACCTGGAAAAACAGTTTTCTGTTTACCGGAGAGGAGCCGGTTACAAAAGCAAACTCCGGAGGCGGAAGCAAGAACCGCGTTATAGAGATTGCGATTGACGGACCGTTGGTGGAGGACGGTCACTATGTCAGCAGCATAGTACAGGAGAATTATGGATTTGCCGGCCGGAAACTGGTTGAATACATTCAGGAAGCGGAAGAGGGGGTACTTACAGAGAGATACCGGCAGCTGTTTGAACAACTATGCCATCTGGATACGACTGACAAGCAGGCAATGGCGATGGCCTGTATTCTACTGGCTGATGAACTGGCGGCAGAGTTATTCTTCCCAAAGGAGCAGCCGTTGGGGATCCGGCAGGTGAGCCAATACCTGCAGAGTACACTGGAGGTTGATGTCGCTGAACGCGCTTACCAGTCCGTGCTCAACTGGGCAGCAAAGAATCCGGTACGGTTTGAAGATCCAAAAGCAGATAATTCGCCTAATAAGGGAGAAGTCTGGGGAAAGATTGATGGAGAAATTCTGATTTTAAACCGGGACGTGCTGCTCGGTTATCTGGAACAGAATGGATTTGATTATACCGCGGTCAGCAGGAAGTGGAATGATAAAGGGTATTTGAAAAAGACGCCTCAAAGTAAGTTTATACACAATACAAAAGTTTATGGAATTAAGTCCAGTTATATCAAACTTATCCTGCCGCAGGACGATGATAATACAGATCGAGATGGATTTATGGTGTCTGATGGACAAGAAACACTGCCGTTTGATTAGTGGAGAGGGGTCCAACCATAAAATTTTAGGTTGGACCATAGGTTGGACCATGAAACCCGCATAAAATAAGGCTTTTTAATATAGAGTCCAACCAGTCCAACTAGTCCAACCAGTTTTATATATCTCGTGACGCGAGAAAAAAGTTTGTAGAAAATTTAACGCATATAGTTTGCTCTAAAAATATATAGATATGCAACCGGATTTTAGGTTGGACGGTTGGACCATACGTAAAATCAAGGGGTTGCGGATACTTATCGGAACAAAACCTGGTTGGACGGACCAGAAAAATGGTTGGACTGGGGAGAATAAGGAGGATAATTTTGATTAAAAAATTGGAAATGCTGGGCTTCCTTCTGGAAGATGCCGGCAATGAGGCGAAGAAGATAAACGAATTCAAAGATGCGTTGGAATCCGGAGATGAAAAGCGATTGTGGAACGCGGAGAGGCCGAACCGCCAGAGGATAAAAGACGATTTAAAGATGATGCGCCGGCTGTCCATTGAGGTAGAGAAGGAGGCTGAAAAGCTGTGGTAAGTAATAAAACGGCAGGATCCAGGTTCGAAAAAGAGTTTGCAGGGAGCCTGGCAGACCACTGGTTCTGGGTTCATCTCTTCCAGGATAACAAAAACGGCCAGCCCTGTGATGTGATTGCGGTGAAGAATGGCCGGGCCTATCTAATCGACTGTAAGGACTGCCAGTCAGAGATATTTCCTCTCAGCCGGATCGAGGAAAACCAGATCAATGCAATGATCCTGTTCAGTATGATGGGGAATGCCCCCGGAATGTTCGCAATCCGGTTCCCTGATTGCCAGATATATCTCCTGCCGTACACGAAGCTGCAGGAACTGCAGGAGGCTGGTTTTAAACGGATCAATGAAACAGTATGCAGAACCCAGGGAATGCCCCTGGAGCAATGGCTGGAATGGAGTGACAGAGATGCAGGTGATAATCGGGAGTGAAATCAGGATTAAGGACGCACCAAAGATCTTGCAGAACTGGTGTAGTGAGAATCTGGTGATCCCGAATCCGGAATATGCGAACCGGGCCCGCCGGGGATTATGGACAGGCAGCACGCCGCAGCATCTATGGCTGTATTGGGTTGATGGCAGCGATCTGGTGTTACCGGTTGGAGTCGGAAAAGAGATAAGGGCGCTGCTCCCTGCTGAGTGTGAATACATCACCGATCTGGCGGACAATGGAAAGCTGCAGTATGCCGGGAGTATTCCGCTGTATGATTACCAGACGCCGGCAGTGGAGGCAATGTGGAAAGCAAGCTGCGGAATCCTGCAGAGCCCGTGTGGCTCCGGTAAGACACAGATGGGAATTGCTCTGGCGGCTTCCCTTGGGCGGAAGACGCTCTGGATTACACACACTCAGGATCTGTTGAAACAATCTTATGACCGGGCGGCCCAGTACTTCCTCCGGGAGACTCTGGGGACTATTACGGCCGGTAAGGTCAGTATAGGAAGCCATATAACCTTTGCCACAGTACAGACGCTTTGTAAGCTTGATCTGGCTCAGTACAGGTACATGTGGGACGTTATAATCGTAGATGAGTGCCATCGGCTGGCCGGAACACCGACGCAGATGACAATGTTCTATAAGGTCATGAACAGCCTGGCGGCGCGGCATAAGTATGGACTGTCAGCTACGGTACACCGGTCTGACGGCCTGATCCGCAGTACCTTCGCAGTATTAGGACCGGTAATCTACCGGGTGCCGGACGAGGCGGTAGCAGACAAGACCATGCAGGTCAGGATCCTGAAGAGAGATACTGACATCGTTACTGCGCGGGAATGCCTGGACACGGATGGGACGCTGGAGTACAGCAGGCTGATGCAGTATCTGACTGGAAACCGGGACCGAAGCCAGCTGATCGTGGAGGATCTGGTACATAACCAGAAACACTATAACCTGATATTGTCGGACCGGTTGGAGCATCTCAGGACATTGATGGAGATGCTGCCGGAGGAATGCCGGGAAACAGCAGTAATGATTGATGGCAGCATGACGAGTAAAAAGGACCGGTGCGCCAGGGAACGGGCGATCGAGGATATGCGGTCAGGGAAGAAGCATTACCTGTTTGCCAGTTATAGTCTGGCGAAGGAAGGGCTTGATATCCCGCGTCTGGACCGACTGTACATGACTACACCGAAGAAAGACTATGCAGTGGTAACTCAGAGCGTTGGCCGGATTGCCAGGGCAGCGGTCGGGAAGGAAGAAGCAGTTTGTTACGATTATGTAGATAACATAGCATTCTGTGAAAACCAGTGGAAGCGGCGCCGGGCGCATTACAGAAAGGCAGGGTGCAGATTATGAGCAGGCGGGATGAAGAAAGCGCGGCGATGGTAAAAGGCGTCTTCTGCGAAGCATATAAGTTTTATTTAAAATATCATAGCCGGCCAATGGAGCCGGGAATGTGGCAGGAGGCTACAGATGATTTCGCTGCGATCATGAAGAGGTGTGGTGCCACTTCTATATGTGGACGGATTATGCTTGCAACATTCTCACAGTTAGAAGAGGAGAAGCGGTAGCAAACCGGAAAGGAGAATGACGATGGAACGGAGAATCAGAGGAGAGTTAACCCTGCGGGAAGCACTGCAGGAATTGGATAAAGGTAATGAAGTTATCGTTTTGCAGCCCAGGACATTGGATATGGTCGAGAATGATTTTATTATTTCAGAACTGGGGGAGTGGCTGAAAGGCTGTCATCTTTTGGTTATGGAAAAGAAGACAGCTGATACTGGAACAAAAGTGAGAGCGGTAAAGCAGGAGGCTAAGAAGCCGCGGGCCAATGCAAAGAAGGTAGATGCCGGCAAGATCATGGCGCTGCATAAAGCCGGATGGACTGGAAAGGCTATTGCCGATGAACTGAAGGTCAGCGAGACAACGGTATCGACATGCTTAAAGAAGCTGCAGGAGGATCGCAATGAGAAAGTGGCTGATTGATGCTGCCCAGGCCGCCGTGATGCTGGTGCTGATCGGTATCTGCATCGGTGGAGGAGTGGCACTGGGATTTACGGCGGTACTGGCTATCGTATTATAGATTAGGAAGGGAGAAAACATGGACGAAAAGGGAAGGAACTTGAAGAAGCAGATATTGAATGAGGCTGATATGCTTACTGGCTGCAAGAATCGAATGTGTATTACGGATGAGGAAGAGGAACTTGATCGTTTGTACTGCGGACTGGGACTGTATGCTGCGAATCTGTATCGTATGAATCTTAAACGAATCCGGGAGGCGAAAAGCGTTGGTGAAGATAATTAAGTACGGACGGAGGAAGGGACTATATGCAGGAAAGTAAAAAGACAAAGTGTAGTGAGTGCTGCTATTGCAAGATGACCAGACGGGCTGCAGGCTGGAGCGGCCGCGGAAACTTTTATTGTAAGAATCCAGAAACGCAAAAGCTGCCGCGAAAAGTATTTGGAAACAAAGATAGTTGTTTTATCTGTTTCGGGACCTCCGAGTATGATACCAAACCGACTATCAAGACGCGGCCAAGGTGGTGTCCACTGTCGGATTCAGAATAGCGATAAATTAATATTTTGGGGAGGAGGACACATGAGAAAGATATCGTTTAGAGCATGGGATAAAATAAGAAAAATAATGTATACTGGACTGCCCTACAGCAACGCTGGAAGTGATGGACGTGACAATTTTCCGCGAGTATTAAAACATCCAATGATTTATGTCGTCATGCAATATACCGGATTGACGGATAAGAACGGCGTAAGAATATACGAAGGGGATATTATTGAAGCAGGGAATTATAAGTTGACATGCAAGATCGTATGGGATGAAAAGTGCGCAAGGTTTATCGGGTTAACAAACGACGAGGATACCAAACTTGTCTATATTGACATGGTAGACAAAAACAACAATTCGGCAGTGGCGGTTATTGGAAATATCTATGAAAATCCAGAGTTGTTTAATCCACAAAACTGATATTTTCCGAACGAAGGGAGGAGCTAAGTTGATAAAACAAATGGACGAGATGGTATCCGGCCTGGGAGCTACGTGGCGCAAGGCCAGGCGGATTGCGAGGTACTGGATCGGAGTCACTACTAAGATCGTGATCGCAGTTACGTTTCCGATCTGGCTGATTCCGTACCGGATATACAGGAGGTACCATGGATAGAAAAGAAGAACATGCTATAGCCCTTCAGTCAGCACAGGCCAGAGCGGCAAAGCAGGAATACATACTGAAAGGCTCCAGGCCAGAGACACACAGTGCGACGATGCCAGCGTATTGCTACACACCGGCGTGTCCGGATCAGAAGTTACGGGAGCCGATCTGGATGAGGCACAGACGTCAACCGAGTATCCGCGCGGTGAAGGTGGAGAAGATCTGCCTGATCTGCCGGAAGCGATGGCCGGCGGAGTGTAGCCGGAAGAATTGTGATTGCAAGGGTCAGGGGCATCTATATGCGATTGGAAGTTATAATCATCCGAGGGTAGGAGGTGGGGCCATTGGACAAACAAAAGAGAATTAGAGAGTATAGCTGGGATGACTATGGAATATCAACTTTTCGATATCGAGAACTAAAAAACTTTTGCCTTCAATATGACGAGAAAAAGAGCAAGATACATTATGGACTTAATTCGATCGTAAATGATGGTATGCCAAAGGGTAATCTATCCGGCAATCCGACAGAGCGGTTTGCACTGGAAAATGTGGAAAACCAGAAAGATTGCAGAATGATAGAAGAGGCAGCGGTGGCAGCTAATCCTGGTATATGGAAGTATATACTTAAAAGCGTTACGAATGATCTTCCATATGAAATGGTAGAATATGATGAGGAGCAGGGACGAATATCAATTTGCAGAACTGATTTCTACGGTTATCGAAGATTATTTTTCAGAAATCTACATCTTTTAAAAATTGGGTACAAATTGAGTGAGGTTTCATGATATTATGATATCATGCAGAAGGTAAGGAAAAGCCATTTTGCATAACCTCCCCCAATTGACGGCCGCCGGCTTTTACCGGTCGGTGGCTGATTTATTCTCCATAATTCATGTTTTCTCCTTTGAATGAGTCTTTGCAGAAATGTAAGGACTCTTTTAAATAACACGTATAATATGTATGAAAACTATTGACAATACGTATAACACGTGTTATTATAATGTTATAAGGAGGACAGAGATGAGGTTCAGAGAAGTTGAAAAAATGATTTTACAAGACGGCTGGTATGAAGTAAAACAAGTTGGTTCTCATCATCAATACAAACACCCAACTAAGAGCGGAAAAGTTACAATACCAGAACATAAAGGAAAAGACATAAACATGACGGTTGTAAAATCAATACTTAAGCAGGCGGGGCTGTAAAGCCCCCAATACCTGCATGAAAAGGAGGAAAATGATGAAATTAGTTTATCCGGCAATATTTACACCTTACGAAGATGGAAGCGGAGGTTATGCAGTTGAGTTTCCGGATCTACCCGGTTGTGTTACTGGTGGAGATGATATGGCAGAAGCGATCTTTATGGCAGAAGATGCTGCCAGCGGTTGGGTGCTTACAGAACTGGAGGACGGCAAGAAGGCGCCTAAAGCGTCAGAGTTCGGAGGCATTAATACAGAGCCTGGCCAGTTTGTGAATATGGTTGCCTTGGATATGGACACCTATGCTGAAAAGTATGGGAGCAAAGCTGTAAAGAAGACCCTTACAATACCTGCGTGGCTTAATACTTACGTAGAAGAAAACAATATTAGTTGTTCGGCTGTTTTACAGGAGACGTTAAGTAAAATGGCACAATCATCAATGCAATAAATTATAGAACCTCATTTTGAGCACTCGGTTATGGCGGGTGCTCTTCCTATAGATTTTTGGTATTTTACAAAAGTGGAACGTATGTTCTATGCTGAATAAACAAAAGCCATTGCCATATTTTGGAATATTTTCCCAGTGGACTTATGATATAATAAAGAAAAATGTCGATTGGGAGGACATGATCATGAAAAAAATGTATTTAGCAAATTTCAATTTAACTTTTGGAAAAGATGATGAACCACTTTTAAATTGGATTGATGAATTTGTTGTTCCAGCACTAAATAGTGGAATTAAAAGGGAGTTAAGTAATAAGGCACAGATCATGTTTGAGGATGTAAGAATTGAAGAGATCGAAAAAGATAATTTGGTTTTGACTGGAGTAATAATTAAAGACACAATTATTGATATATATGCACAGTATTCAAAAGAAATAGGCCTAATTGATACAGAACAACACCATAATTCAGCGCCTTATTCGGTATTTATGATATTTTTGAATAATCATAGAATGGTATTAATTAAACGGCAATCGGAAAGTCCAGACTTACGATTATTTACTTCCACCTTAATGGATATTCTTAAAGATTATAGAAAGTTAGAAAACCAAAAAAGGCGAGAACAGAAAGAAAAATTATTACCTTATGCGATAAATGGAATAAAGGCTATTAAAACAGAGAAAGATATAACTGCAGCCCTTCAATCTGTAAAAAAGATAAAAAAACTTACGTTAAAATTATTACCACGAAATAATGAACTTGGAGGTTGGAGCGGGTTGATTGATGGCTTAGATGATCAAATTAGAAAAGCTAGTAATAGCAAAACCGTAAAGGTAGTTGTCAGTTCACCGCAGTCTAAATCAGGAGTAGAAAAAATAATCAAAGCTACAAATGGTCTAATGAAAACAGATTTGGAAGTTGAATATTATAGCGATTCTATGGGAGATGAGGGGGCAGAGTATAAAAGAACAGGAAGAATAAGGGATGATCAGCTATCAGAAGCTATGGATGTTGAGATAACGGATGATTTGAGAGACTCTCCTGAAGCTGTTTACCAATGTTGCAAAGATATTGAAAGTATCAATGTTACGACTACCAATATTGTGGATTACCAGAAATATTTAGAACAAAGAAAAAGGTGATTATTTGGACAGAAAGTGGACTAATACGACATATGCACTAAATGTTATTGCTCCTGTTAAAGGAATGTGGTGGCAGTGGAGTATAAGTATATTTTTAAGCATATCTATTGCCATTCCAATTGGCATATCACAAGAGACAGTAAGGGTATTTTCTGAAACTGTAGATATGCTTAATAATTTGTTTGTGGCGTTTATCGCCATGCAAATGGGCGCATATGCATTATTTCAAGCGTTATTATCGGATCAGTTGATTTGGGAACTATATAAAAATGGTGATATGCTTGATGAGGCAAATAATTCATTTCTGGGAGTAATGCTATTATTTTGGTTCGGAATAATGATAAATATTGTCTTAATAATCGTAATGAAGATGATTCCTGAAGATATGCTTCTTTTTAACGAACTTTGGATAAATAATGTGGTTGCAATAATATTGGTAATAGTTTATTTGATATTTCACATCAGAGTACTATTTGAAGTGAGAAATTTCGCAATAAACTTGTATCGAGTATTTGTTGCCTATAATAAAATTTCAATTCTAAAGAGTCTCGAGGATAAGAATAGGAACAGAGAAGTTTACGAAGAAGAGGATGGCGAGTAGCCACCTCTTTTTCTTTTACCCAAAAACGAAACGAATGAGAGGTGGTGGTGATGGCAAGGCCGAGAAGCCCAAACCGGGATAAAGCCTGTGAATTATGGCTGAAAAGTGGAAAGAAACGTCCACTGAAAGATATAGCGGCGGAGCTGAAAGTATCAGAGGAACAGGTCCGCAAATGGAAGAATCAGGATAAGTGGGATAAAGTAACGTTACCTAATACGAAAAGTAACGTTACCAATCGTAAAGGCGGGCAGCCGGGGAATAAGAACGCTGTCGGCCACGGCGGTACCGGACCGCCGGGAAATAAGAATGCAGTCACTACGGGAGAGTTTGAAACTCTCTTTTTTGATACCTTGGAAGACGACGAGAGGCTGCTGATCGGCATGATCCAGCCAGATAAAGAGAAACTGTTACTCCAGGAAATCCAACTGCTGACAGTCCGGGAGCGTCGGATGATGAAACGGATTGAAGATTTGCGGGATTGTGACTTCACGACAATTAAAAAGAAAAAGGGAACAGAAAAAGATAAGTGGACAGATTTAAAAGAGGATCAGGCAGTCCTGGGGCAGATCCAGTCCATTGAAGATGCATTGACCCGTGTCCAGGGCCGAAAGCAACGAGCCATTGAGTCCCTGCATAAATTCGGTTTTGATGATGCACGCCTGGAAGTTGAACTTATGAAGGTGGAACTGGCAACACTGAAAATTGGAGGCCAGGAAGCAGAGCAGGAAGATGATGGGTTCCTAGCAGCACTGAATACAGAAGCCGATAGTTTGTGGGAGGCAGGAGCCGATGACAATTAAAGAGCATATTGCCAGTATGAAGGAGAATCTGGCTCGACTGAAAGAAAAGCGGGGAATTCTCACAAAAGTACAGACTTTCAGGTTCCAGCCATTTTCACAGAGACAGAAACAGATTCTTACCTGGTGGATGCCTGAAAGCCCGGTGAAGGATTATGATGGCATTATTGCCGATGGTGCTATCCGATCAGGTAAAACCATCTGTATGTCTCTGTCATTTGTCTTCTGGGCGATGAGCGCATATAATGGTCAGAACTTTGCCATGTGCGGCAAGACCATTGGTTCCTTCCGGCGTAACGTTCTCTTTTGGCTGAAACTGATGCTAAAAAGTCGTGGATATCGGGTATCAGATCATCGGGCTGATAATCTGGTGGAAATCAGCCGCGGGCAGATAACGAACTACTTTTATATCTTTGGTGGCAAGGACGAACGCAGCCAGGACCTGATTCAGGGTATCACACTGGCCGGCCTCTTCTGCGATGAGGTAGCCCTGATGCCGGAGTCCTTTGTCAACCAGGCAACCGGCCGGTGCTCGGTTACTGGTTCGAAGTACTGGTTTAACTGCAATCCGGACGGCCCATATCACTGGTTCAAGGTCAACTGGATTGATAAGGCTATCGGTTATCTCGGTAAGGCAAAAGTGGCAAAAATCCGGGAAGATGCAGCTAAGACAGGGGCTGATCCGGCGCTCAAAAAACTGCTGTATGTTCATTTCACAATGGATGACAATCTGAGCCTGTCGGAGGAGATTAAGGCCAGATATCGCAGTATGTATACCGGGGTATTCTTCAAGCGGTATATCATGGGCCTGTGGGCAATGGCCGAGGGCATTATCTATGATATGTTCGACCCTGCCCGAAATGCAATGGACACAGAAGCGCTGGCGGTGTCCTATAAGGCAAAGACAGGACATGATTTCTGGACAGATGAGCGGTACGTCAGCTGCGATTACGGAACTCAGAACCCTACGGCCTTCTTGTTGTGGAATAAGGCTGCCGATAAGAAATGGTACTGCCGGCGGGAATATTATTACTCAGGACGCGACAAGGGGAGGCAGAAGACGGATAAGGAGTTCTCCGGTGACCTGACAGCCTGGCTTGACGGTATTGCAATTAAGGCGGTTATTCTGGATCCGGCAGCGGCCAGCTTTAAGGCTCAGCTGGAAAAGGACGGTTATAAAGTAAAAAAAGCAAAAAATGATGTTTTGGACGGAATCCGGTTCGTGGCCACGCTGCTGCTTCAGGGTTCCATTTTTATTGATTCCTCCTGTGACAACCTGATTAAGGAATTTGCTTCCTACATTTGGGACGCAAAGGCCGGGGAGCGTGGGGAAGACAAACCAGTAAAGGAACACGACCACGCGTTAGATGCTCTGCGGTATTTCTGCATGAGTATAATTAAGAATCGATCAGGGATCCGTATTATGAAATAGAGGTGAGTTATGGAACTTGAAGTAATAAAAAAGCTGATTAAGAAGTATACAGCCGGTCATGGGACCTTCCTTGAACGGGCAGCCACGGCGAACCGGTATTACCGGAACCAGACGGATATCTTATTGGAGCCGCCTAAGAAAAGAGAAACGGAGCAAGGGGAGAACCCGCTGCGGAATGCAGATAACAGGATCCCCCTCAACTTCCACGGCCTCCTGGTCAATCAAAAAGCGTCCTATATGTTTACAGCGCCGCCTCTGTTCGATCTGGGCGATAAGGCGTCTAATAAAGCGCTTACAGCGTTCCTGGGGGATAAGTATGCAAAGACCTGTAAGGATCTCTGTGTAGAGGCTTCCAACGCTTCTGTGGCATGGCTGCACCTATGGAAGGACAAAGCGAGCGGGCAGTATAAGTATGCCATAGTGCCATCAGGACAGGTGATTCCAGTGTGGAGTAATAATCTGGAGAGAGAGCTTAAAGGAGCATTACGCTGCTACCACGATATCACAGACAACGGGCAGGAACTGGACGTCTACGAGTACTGGAATGACACAACCTGTCAGGCGTACGCAATTGAAGCTGGGGGCGTAATTGATACCGGGTTGATGCCGTACAATTCGTTTACACTGATCGACACGGCCGGAAATAGCAACCTGGTTAATGAGTTCAAGCATGATATCGGAGAGGTTCCTTTCTTCCCATTCTTCAACAACAACATTGACACGGGCGATCTGGACAACATCAAGCCGCTGATCGACGTGTACTGCAAGGTGTTCAGCGGTTTTGTCAATGACCTGGAAGATATCCAGGAAGTTATTTTCGTGCTGACCAACTACGGCGGCGACGATCTGGGGCAGTTTCTGAGAGAGCTTAAGGACTACAAAGCAATTCAGATCGAGAACGAAGGTGGAGAGGACAAATCAGGAGTGTCCACCTTAACGATTGAGTTGCCGGTGGAGGCCCGCAAGGAGCTGCTGGCTACGACCCGGAAATGTATTTTTGAACAGGGGCAGGGCATCGATCCGGACCCACAGAATTTTGGTAACAGCTCAGGGGTGGCCCTGGGCTTTTTATATTCCCTATTGGAGCTTAAATCCGGCCTGATGGAGACAGAGTTTAAACTGGGCTTCGGTCGGTTTGTCCGCTGCGTCTGCCGACTGCTGAATATCAAGATCAAAGACGACACCATTGTCCAGACATGGACACGTACCAGTGTCAAAAATGATCTGGAGCTTTCCCAGATTGCCCAGCAGTCAAAGGGAGTGATCTCCGATGAAACTATCGTATCAAAACACCCGTGGGTTGAGGATCCGGAAAAGGAAATGGAAAATCTGAACGCCCAGAAGGAAGAAGATGCAGAGGCCCGACGGGAGATCTCCGAGATGTTCCCGAAAGGGAAAGAAGAGGATCCGGAGGAAGTAAGTAAAGGTCAGGGTGATGAGTAATGGGCTATTGGGAGACGCGGCAGGAAGCCATGTACAAAGCCGGAGAGATGCAGGTCAACCAGTATTACGCGAAGCTGGAAAAGGCGTTTAATCAGACCCGCCGTGAACTACAGAAGACGATAGAAGCGTTTTACTTCGAATACGCAGAAGAGAACGGTCTTTCTTATGCAGCGGCACAGCGCCAGTTATCTAAGGCAGAGATAGGCAATCTGAGAGACTTTATCGACCTCGCCATGGAAAATATCGGAAAGCATAATCAGACCGTCAACAACATGTCTATCAAGGCCAGGATCACCCGATACCAGGCATTGGAGGCCCAGGTGGACGCAATGCTCCGTCAGCTGTATGCGGTTGACTACCAGGCCGCGGCAGAGCAGACCATGAAGGAGGTCTATAAGGATACCTATTACCGTACCTGGTATAGCATCGATCGGTACCATGGCTTTCACGCTGCATTCGTTCAGGTGGATCCACATGCGGTAGAGAAGCTGCTGGAATATCCTTTCAACGGCGCCAGCTTTTCCAGCCGGTTATGGAAACAGAAGGATCACTTGCAGACACAGCTGATGGAATCGCTCACAACTATGATGGTCCAGGGAAAGAGCCCGCAGTCCCTGACCAATGACTTTGCAAAAAAGATGAACTCTAAGAAGTTCGATGCTTACCGGCTGCTTCATACAGAGAGCTCCTTCCTGATGAGCGAAGCCACCCATGCAGGGTATAAAGAGGACGGTGTGGAGAAATATCAGATTCTGGCCACACTGGACAGCAAGACCTGTGAGATCTGCGGAGATAAAGACGGCGAGGTCTATGAGGTGGGAAAAGAGATTACTGGCGAGAACATGCCGCCGTTCCACTGTTTCTGCCGCTGTACCGATGTGCCTTTTTATGACGATGATGATCTGTCTGGTGAGACACGGGTGGCTAGAGACCCGGAGACAGGGAAGACTGTGGAGGTTCCGGCGGATATGACGTATAAAGAATGGAGTCAGAAATATGCTGGAAAAGGGGATACACTGGAAGACAGCTTGCCAGATAAAGCTAAAAAGATGGCAAAGGGCATTGTATCTGGGGAAACCGTTTTAAATTATGACGAGCTGCCAGCGGAAACAAGGGAATCGTTTGAATCAGGTCTGCTTATGTCTGATTCCAGGGTAAGCAAATTGCTTCAAAAAGAATCAAAAGATACACAGTATTATGTTACTGACAGCAGAAATTCAGAGTACATGGAGCACATTAACCTTATTGGAGTCAATCCAATGGGAGGGAGGGGAACTATCGCACACGAGGTATTTCACCGGATTGATGACAAATACAAAGTAACAAAGGGAAGTAATATGCTCACTAATTTTGAGGCTGACATCAAAAAGAATAAAGAACTGTTTGACAATCCAATCCTGTACTTAACAAAAAGATATCCTGATGCGTTCGAAAAATCTATTACTGGACGTGATCGTTTGAAGGAGGAATATAGAGGCATATCCGATATTTTCAGTGCGTTGAGTGACGGGTCCATACATCTCGGCTTTGGTCATGAAGAAGCGTACTGGACGAAGAAACCAGACCGGAGAATGAAAGAAATCTGGGCTCAGTACGGAAGAATGTATTATGAAAATAATCCAAAGGCGATAAAAATGTTAAACGATCTATTCCCTTCTGGGACCGAACGTGTTAACATGAAGTTGAAAGGATTGATGAAAAATGTGGAAGGGTAAAGTTACAGAAGAACTTATTGAATTGCATAAGGTTTATCTGAAGAAATATCATATGGAGCCAGACGAATACAGCGAAATACTCTATGACGGAATGTCTTACGATGAGTATGTTGGTTATATACGGCAATGCCTGCAAAAAGGAGTACAGATACCAGAAGTAGTTAAGTGATGATACCATCGGTCAAAATGACTGGTGGTATTTTGTGTCATGAGGAGAAGGATTATGTGCACTACGCGTGAGAAAAGTCTTAAGGAACTGGAAATTTACATGACTGGAGGTTTTGTCGTCCCGGTTGCCGATTCATTTGAGGAGATTATGGCTATCCTGGACGGAAGGGCAGTTGCCCCAGACGAGTATATTGTCCTGCATTTACAGAAGGGAGGCAGGACGGCATGTAGAAAAAAGGATATTGTCGGAATCGCTGAATATGAAGAGTAAAGAAACACGCAGGAATAGTCCTGGGTGTTATTTTTTCGCCTTTTTTGGTATCCCAGGCGCAAAAGAGGGAGACATCACCGGCCACGACCGGGATAACAAGTGAAGATGAATCGAAAGGAGCAAGGGATCATGAAGAAAGAAGAGTTAGTAGCAAAGGGATTGTCAGAGGAACATGCGCAGATCGCAGTTGACGCGTGGAACGAGGCTGTCAAAGGCTTTGTGCCAAAGGAGCGTTTCGACGAGGTAAATGGAAAGCTGAAGGAGGCTAATACCACCATTGAGACACTGAAGAAGGACAACTCGGACAATGAGGAACTTCAGAAGCAGGTTAAAGAGTATAAGGAGAAGGTGATGGCTCTGGAAACTGCATCGGCCAATGCAGTGAAGGAATACGCTCTGAAAGACAAGCTGAAAGAGGCAGGCGTGGTTGATGCCGATTACATTATCTATAAGCAGGGTGGGCTCGATAAGTTTACCTTTGACAAGGACAACAAGCCGATCGGGATCGATGATATTGTGAAGCCCCTGAAGGAATCCGCCCCCCATCTGTTTAAGGCCGATCCGGGACCGTACTATAAGCCCGCCGGCGGTGGAACTCCTCCGGCGAAGAATCCGTTTGCAAAAGACAGCTTTAACCTGACGGAACAGGGGAAGCTGTTGAAAGAAAATCCGGCGCAGGCACAGGCATTAGCCGCCGCGGCTGGAGTGACTATTAACGTATAAGAAAGGGAATAGGTGATTAAATGCCAGTAACAAGATTATCAGATGTTATCGTACCGGAGCTTTTCACGCCTTATGTCGTGAACCGGACCATGGAGTTATCCGCACTCTTCCAGAGTGGAATTATTACAAATAATGCAGAGTTTGACCGCCTGGCCAGTGAAGCAGCGCCGATCCACCAGATGCCGTTTTTCGAGGATCTGAGCGGAGATTCTGAGGACATTATCGAGGATCAGGATCTGACTGCTAAGAAGATTACGTCTAACAAAGATGTATCTACAACGGTACGCAGGGCTAATATGTGGGCTGCTACAGACTTATCTGCAGCGCTTGCCGGCAGTGACCCGATGGCAGCCATTGGTGATCTGGTAGCGGGATATTGGGCGAGAGAGTACCAGAAGATTCTGATCCAGGTACTTTCCGGAGTGTTCGGCAGCTATCAGACTGTAACAGAACCAGCAGAGACCAAAACGCCGCTTGCAGACCATATCCTTGACATTTCGGCAATGAGTTCAGCGGCAGCACAGAAGATCAGTGCCAGCGCTTTTATTGATGCTTTGCAGCTGCTCGGTGACGCACAGGGACAGCTGACGGCCGTGGCCATGCACAGTGCCACGAAGGCATATTTGAAGAAAAATAACCTGATTGATACAGAACGGGATTCTACAGATGTGGAGTTTGACACTTATCAGGGCCGCAGGGTGATTGTAGATGATGGTTGTCCGGTTGCAGATGGCGTATATACCACATATCTGTTTGGCCAAGGTGCAATCGCATTCGGAAATGGTTCTCCCGTCGGATTTGTTGCTACTGAAGTAGATCGAGACAAGAAGAAGGGGTCCGGTGTAGATTACCTGATTAACCGTAAGACGTTCATCATGCATGCACGTGGGATCAAATGGACTGACCTTGCCAGAGAGCATGTAGAGACTCCGACGAAGGCAGAATTGATGAATGCCATCAACTATGAAAGAGTTTATGAGCCGAAGCAGATCAGGATCGTTGCGTTTAAGCATAAGATCGGATAAGGAGGTCTGACATATGGCAGTTAAGACAGTACAGGCCATAATCAATGGCGTTACAACCACACTGACCTATAACAGTACCTCGAAGAAATATGAGGCAACGATCACAGCGCCGTCCACGTCGTCCTACAACAATAACGATGGACATTATTATCCTGTGACGGTTAAAGCAACAGATGAGGCCGGTAATACGACGACGAAGAATGATACCGATGCGACGCTGGGAGCCAGCCTGAAGCTGCAGGTCAAAGAGAAAGTTGCCCCAATCATCACAATTACGTATCCTACCGCGAGTGCACTGATTACCAATAATAAGCCTACGATCACATGGAAAGTAACAGATGATGATTCAGGGGTTAATTCTGGAAGCATTAAGGTCACGATTGATACGGGGGCGGCCATCACCGCAGGGATTATCAAGACTGCGGTTACTGGTGGCTATGAGTGTACTTACACACCGACCACGGCTCTGGCCGACGGCAGCCATACGATCAAGATCGATGCATCAGATAACGACGGCAACGCCGCGACTCAGAAGACTGTAACGTTCAAGGTAGATACCGTACCGCCAACATTATCCGTAACGGCTCCTGTCGCCGGCCTGATTACCAATAAGGCAGCCTGCACCGTAACGGGTACGACCAATGATATTACATCCAGTCCGGTAACGGTAACTATTAAGCTTAACAGTGGATCAGCTGAGGCCGTGACGGTTGGTGCAGATGGTTCCTTCAGTAAGTCTCTCACACTGGCTTCTGGTAATAATACAATTACCATAGTGGCTACTGACAGTGCTGGTAAGAGCAGTACCGTAACACGCACTGTTACCCTTGACACAACAGCACCGACGATTAAATCCGTGACCCTCACGCCTAATCCGGTTGACGCTGGTAAGACTTATGTGATCAGCGTGGAGGTTACAGACTAAGGAGGCGATACCATGGCAGTAGCGCGTGTTTTTGGCCGTGTTGATGGCGCAGAGGTAATATTACAGCAGGCAGGCGGGGACCGGTGGAATGTGCCGGTCCCCCTTGACATTGACGGTGAGTATGTCGTTGAGATCATGGCAGAGGACGAAGCAGGAAATCAGACGTATCTTTCAAAGATGCTTTATACCGTAGATGCCGGAAATATCTGCATTCATGCGCTGCCGTTACCAAAGTATATATTTGACCTCCTGCAGGTGCCGTATCAAATGGAGTCACAATTCACGAGGTATTTGTTTACTCGATTAATTCCAATATGTCAGGAGGTGGCGCTATGATACGTTTTATTTTGGGCGAAGACCGGCATGTAAAGTATTTCGTCCACTCAGTCAAGTCAGAATATTTTGTTGTTAAAGATGCCACCTATGAACTGATATATAATGGCGAAGTAGAGGCATCGGGAAGCTGCGAGGTGACCCAGGAGGAAACTGGAAGCTATGTAGACGCAAAACTTCAGCCAAAGTACCGGAGCAATCTTTACATTTTGGAAATCACGTTGATGATTGCGGACGAGGTTATTAAGAATCGGGAGCAGATGGAGGTGGTCTGATGGCGGTGAGGATCGATGCTGTATCATTGAGCAGAAATCCGGTTACGGTCAATGAAAGCCTGATTGTGAGTGTATCCATTGTAACACACGGATATCTGGGAAGGTCAACCAATGCTGAACTGACTTCCTATACAAATGGACAGTTAAGGCTGAGAGGAGAATCTGTTCCAACTTATGCACAGCTTAAGAAATACCGCCAATCTGCTCTTCACAGTATGACTCATCAGAAGATCGAAACTATGGAGGTATGAGATGAATAGTAAAGAGATGCTGCAGACAGTAAAGCAAAATCTACGGCTTGGTACAGAAGACCATGATCTGATCATCTCGGATCTGATTCTGACAGTCTGTGATTACTGCAATCTGAATCCGGATTGTGTGCCGGACATTCTGGAACCCTTTGTACGAAAAAAGGCGAAAGGAATTATTGACTATGAAGCTGTGGAGGGAACGGGGTACAATCCGGAAATTGCCAGCATTAAAGAAGGGGACGGGAGCATTACTTGGGCACAGACGGAGGGAAACACGAAGGCAAGTATCTATGGCCTGTCGGAGGCAGACAAGAAAGCGCTGCGCAGGCACAGGAGGTTGAGAGGGTATGTATAATCCATATGAGGCAATGTATGACGCAAAGATGGACGTTTACCGATGGCAGGAAACTGAGGTGAACGGAATCACGAAACCGGTGAGGACAGCTGTGGCAACGGACCGACCCTGCCGGTACAGTTCTTCGGGGCAGGTATCCACCGGCACACCGAATCCGTCCATCACGAACAGTCATAAGTTGTTCTGCGGGTTAGGTGAGGACGTTCAGGAAGGGGACCAGCTGCTGATCACCCTTCGGACCGGAAAGATTATCGAAGTCGATCTGGGAGAGTGCCACCCATATACTTATCAATGGCAGTGTGAAATTAAGAGGGATGATAACGCATGAGTAGTAGTAATTATCGCAGGAATAAGGCAGCTATTGACCAGTTTCGCAAGGAACTTATGGCGATGGTGGAGGATATCCGGCAGATTGATGTACGTGTGCTTAACAAGGCAGTAAATACGGGTATAGCCTATGCAAAACGAAACACCCCGGTAGGCAATCATCCGAATCCCGTAAGTTTCACTGTTAAGAATGGCCCGTCTGAAGGAACTGTAGTAAGTTTTAAGGTATCAAATCCGGGAGTAGGCGGATTCTTGCGAAAAAGCTGGCACAAGCTTCCTACAAAGAAGACAAAATCAGGAGTGGAGGCAGAGGTAGTAAACAATGCTAATTATGCCTCCTACTGGAACTATGGCCATCGTATTGTAACGAAAAAGGGCGGTCCAACAAAAGGTTTTGTAAAAGGGACGTTTGTCCTGGAGAAAACAAAGGGACATGTTCAGAAGCAGTTGGTGAAGGAGTTCGAGAAAGAGGTAAAGGCGGTGCAGGAACGGCATGATTGATAAACTATATAAGAGCATTGCGGCCGGGCTGAAAGCAGTCAGGCCATGCAAAGTATATATCGAGGACATACCGCAGAACTTTGCGCAGCCGTCTTTTTTAGTATCCTTCTATGAGCAGAACCCCGCCCGTGGAATCAACGGAAAGTGGAAGAATACGGTTAGAGTAGATATATCGTACTTTCCGGAATCCGAAAGCGAAACATTCGAGGAGTGCTGGTGTGTCGGGGAAGATTTAAGCCGGGAATTCGTGGCGGCAGATTTCAAGATACGGAACAGAAACTTAAAAATTGTGGATAATGTCCTGCATTTTCTGTTTGACGTGGATTACCGGGAGTATCTTCCGGGCGAAACACCGGCAATGCAGACGGTATCACAGAACACAGACATAAAGGAGGAATAAGTTATGGCGGGAACATGGGAATCCCAAAACAAGGTACTGCCCGGAGCCTATATTAATATCCGGACAAATGAGCCGCTGTCTATTACGCCAGGGGATCGCGGGATCGTAGTTATCCTGCAGGAAATGAGCGCGGGTACTGACGGTGCTATATATACGATCACGGCAACGGAGGCGGCATGGCCAGAAGGAGCCGCGGCCGCAGATAAGAAACTGGCTGCAGAAGCACTGAAGAAGGCAAAGACCGTATTGGTATATAAACTCAAAGCAAGTCACAAAGCGGCTGATGCCACTACGGCTCTTACAGCACTTAAGACCGTACAGTTCAACACGCTCTGTTATCCCTATGACGGGGAAGGAGAGGACGTCAATAAGACAGCGATTGCAACCTGGATTAAAGCGATGCGTGAAGATGAGGGTGTGAAGTGCCAGGCAGTACTCGCAAATCACACCGCAGACAGTGAAGGAATCATCAATGTAGTTCAGGGTGTTGCCATGTCAGGAAATCAGGAACTGATGGCTGCAGATGTAACTGCATGGGTGGCAGGAGCCACAGCTGGTGCCAGTATCACCACATCAAATACCGGAATGGTTTATGTGGGGGCCATCGACGTTAAACCCCGAATGACAAAATCAGAGATGGAGGCGGCTGTCACTGCGGGTAAGTTCATTTTTAAGGTAGACACTGCCCAAAATGTATCTGTAGTGTATGATATCAACTCCTTAACTACGGTTACGGTGGACAAAGGAAAGATGTTCACGAAAAACAGAGTGATTCGGACCGTTGACAATATCGCCAACGATATCACGAAGATCTTTGAAGCGAATTATGTCGGGAAAGTCAATAATAATGATGAAGGCAGATCTCTTCTGAAGGCGTCTCTGGTGGACTATTTTACTACACTTCAGACAATGGGGGCCATTCAGAATTTTGAAGCTGACGATGTTACGGTAACGAAGGGGAATGACTCCGATGCTGTTTTGATTGAAGCAGCGGTACAGCCGGTTGACAGCGTAGAGAAGATATATATCACAGTTAATCTGTCGTAAGGAGGATATGACATGGGAAATTACACAAAACTCACTGATCTGGTGACAGGAAGTGAAGGCAGCGCCTTTATCACAATCGATGGCCAGAACCGGTATTTTTTTGAGATATCGAAAGTAGATGCTAGCATCGAATTTAAGGTGCTGGCAAAGCGGCTCCTGGGGCATCGTATGACACAGCATAAGGTTGTAGGCGCAGAGGGAAAAGGTACACTGACTATGTATAACGTAAGCCCCGCCGCACTTGCGGTCTATCAGCAGTATATCAAAGAGGGCAAGGTTCCGCAGATCAGTATTCAGACCACGAATGAGGATCCTGCATCGACTGTGGGACGCCGGGTGGTGGTTATGAGGAACTGCATTCTGGCAAAGGCGCCGGTGGCATATCTGGACGACTCCAGCGAAGATCTGAACACCGTGGATACGGATTTTACATTTGATGATGTGGATGAATTGGAGAGCTATGCCTTTCCGGAGAATATGAGATAAGTCATTTACACTTGCCTCGGGAACCATTATAATTGATGGTAAGAAGGGGGCGGTGAAATGGGATTATTTGATTTTTTGAAGCATAAGGATCCGGCGGTAGTCGTTGATAGTGACGAGTCTTGCTATCAGGAGGCCATGAAGGCGTTAAGGCGTAAGGACTTTAAAGGAGCATATAGGATCGTTTGCAAATGGAATGTTGAGAGTGGAAAGCCCAGTTTAGGATTTGATTGGGAAGAGGAGCTTGAACAAGGGCTGAGCGAAGAAACAGAATCCACCATACAGTATTTTTATACGATGAAGGCGGATCCTGAAATGTTGCATAATGCTGTCTACTGTGCTTTAACAGGAAGTGACATTTATAAGGTAGTAAAATGGTGCTGCCCCGATAAAGAAAAACGCAATGAAGTGTATTTGGATATCCATTATTTTTGGGCACGTTACATGACCCTAAGCGACATTCAGGGCTTGGTAAGAGACGGATGCGATAAAGTAACATTTCTTGCCGCATTAGATGACAAAACATGTCCCATTTGTGGAAACATGGACGGAAAGGTCATTAAAATTAAGGGAAGTGTGATAGGCAAGAATCTGCCTCCGCTGCACCGAGGCTGCCGCTGTACGACAGTCCCATATTTTGATGATGATGACAGGGAAGGTGAAACAAGAGTCGCCAGAGATCCCAAAACAGGTAAAAATATAGAAGTTCCAGCAAGCATGACCTGGAAGAAATGGAAAAAGTTAAATGGTTGAGAGACGCTAAGTAAGCGTCTCTTTTTAATTGAGAGGAGAACCAATATGGGAAGTTTAAATGCATTTTTACATCCGGAACAGGCAGAAAATAAAGAGGTAATCGTATCAGAACGATTTAAAGAAAACGGAAAACCCGTTCCATTTGTAATCCGGCCGATTACTCAGCAGGAAAATGAAGGGCTGCTTCGGAAATATGCAAAGAAAGATAAAAAAGGGAACGAATATTTTGATAAAGTATCATATAACCAGAATCTGGTTGCGGCCGCGGTCGTGGAACCTGATCTTGAAAATTCAGAATTGCAGAGAGCATACGGTACTTTGGGCGCTGACAAAACTCTTGTAGCCATGCTCTACATTGGAGAGTTTACAGCATTAATGGAGGCAGTACAGGAATTATCTGGACTGGATAAAGATATCAACGAAGATGTTGAAGAGGCAAAAAACTAATGAAGCAGGGCGATCCTGAGCTGTGCTATGCTCACTTCGCTCTGCAGAAGCTTCATATTTTGCCAACCATCTTAGATGCGATGAGTCAAAAGGAAAAAGCTGTCGTATATGCAAGTATAGATCTTCGGATAGAAGAAGAGAAAAGGCTTGCCAATCAGATGAAATAGGAGGTGGATCATGCCGACTTTAAGTGCTATGTTTCGTTTAATGGACGGATATAGTTCGCAGATAGATAAAATGATGAACAAGACAAATGCCGCGACCGATAAGATGCTGAAGGCATCAAAGGCTGCCGATAATGTAAATGACTCGGTAACAAAGGCGGGAAAGGGATCCGAGGCTGCCTCCCCTAAAATGGAAAAGTTTAACAATTCTCTTTCTGATACGGAAAAGAAAGCCACTAAGGCAAACGGCAGTCTTAAAACCCTGATCGGAACGGTGGTCAGTCTGGCCGCAGTAAAAAAAGGTATGGACTTGGTAGACGATTATACCAATGCAGCTGCCAGATTAAGAATGGTTAATGATGACAGCCAGACTCCAGCAGAATTGCAGGATAAGGTTTTCGATGCTGCGAACCGGTCACGAGGCAGTTATACGGACATGGCCGGAGCAGTTGCCAAAATGAACCTCCTTGCCGGCGATAGTTTTACATCAAATGACGAAGCTATCGGTTTTACTGAACTCCTGCAAAAATCGTTGAAGGTGTCTGGAGCTGGAACGTCTGAACAACAGTCTGCATTTTTACAGTTGACACAGGCAATGGCGGCCGGCAAGCTGCAAGGTGATGAGTTCCGATCTGTTATGGAAAATGCGCCTATGGTTGCTGATGCCATTGCTAAGTATATGGGCAAAAGTAAAGGTGAACTGAAGGAATTGTCTTCTGATGGACTTATCACGGCCGATATTATTAAGAATGCAATGTTTACGGCTGCTGATGACATTAATGATAAATTTGCAGAAATGCCAATGACTTTTTCTGATGTTGGGCAGCTTATGGCAAATAATGCATTGGAGGCTTTCGGTCCAACAATGGAAAAGCTAAATACCCTGCTGAATAGCAGTGGAGCGCAGACACTTCTGGCTGCATTAAATGAAGGTATTGCGGCAATTGCAGAGGGAGCCAACTGGCTAATCGATGCATTTATTCGAGGAGATCCCATCGTAAGGACTTTTTTTGCGGTTGCTATTATTATGGCAGGCTTATGGGCTGGACAGATGCTCGTTGCAGCCGGGGCTACTCTTGCTGCTAACTGGCCATTGATTTTAATTATAGCAACATTAGGGGCAATTGTTTTAGCTTTAATTTCCGCAGGAGCTACGTTTGCTGATATATTTGGTTTTATTGGTGGCCTGCTTGGGGCTTTTTATGCGACAGGGTACAATATTGTAGCGAATTTATGGAACATTTTTGTTTCATTCGCAGAGTTCCTGGCTAATGTATTTAACGACCCGTTAGCTGCAGTTGTTAACCTCTTTGTTAATATGGCAACCAGTGTATTATCAATTATCCAGAGTATTGCAAAAGCAATTGATGATGTATTTGGTTCAAATCTCGCCGGAGCAGTTGGGGGATTTATGGATAAAATTCAGGCTTGGGGAGACAGTTTTAAGTCTGATGACTATATATCTTTGGACGAACTCCGCATGGATACGAAAGATATTGTGTCGACTTCGGATAATTGGAGTGAAAAAGGAAAGGGTGTTGGGGATTTCATTGACAAATGGGATTTTGGAAGTGCTTTGGAAATTGACCCTAATGCAGGCGGTATCGACTACAGCCAGTTTGCTACTGCAGGTAATCCGGCAACTGTGAAAGGAACCGGAAAAAGTGGCGCGGTGAAGGTCGAGAATGAAGAGGATATCGAATGGATGCGAAGGCTTGCAGAACGCGATTATATTGCCAGAATCGCCCAGAATACACTTGCGCCAAATATCAAGGTAGAATTCAGCGGTCCGATCACCAAAGAGGCAGATACCGACAACATTATGAGTCATGTATCTGAACAGCTCAAAGAAATGATTGCAACCGCTCCAGAGGGGGTGCCGGCTTAATGTCATACTCGGTGTATTTCAAATATGGCAGTAAGAAATATAAGCTTCCGGTTAATCCGGAAGAAATTAAGAGATCAAGGGAACTTAATATTGAGACGTATCAGGTACTGGAGGAAGGGCAGGTTTCTATCCCTTCCTACTGTGCTTTAGAGGAGTACAGCTTTGAAGCAGAATTTCCCAGTCAGGACGTTAATTACATGGAGTCAGGCACAGAGGCTGAAGCAGACTATTACGAGAAGATGTTCCGGAAGGCTCAGAAGAATAAGAAGCCGATCAGGTTCATTGCATCGAATGATATTTCAGATGATATCAGCGTCAAGGTACTGGTAAAGAGTGTAGAGGTAGTGGAAAAAGCAGGAGAAGAAGGGGATAAGTACATATCGTTGACACTCATGGAGTATAAAGGGGCCGGAAAAAGGTATGTAGCTATCCAGACTCCTGATGCTACGGTAAAACAGGAAGAGATGCCCCCTGCTGATAATCCTGCTGTAACTGCAACTAAGTCACACACAGTACAGTCGGGAGATACTTTGTGGGGGATTGCTAAGAAGTATTACGGTAATGGATCCCAATATCCGAAGATCATGTCAGCCAATCCGGCTATTAAGAATGCGAACCTGATCTATCCCGGACAAGTATTTACAATACCGGCATAGGAGGTGCATATGGAAGTATTGGTTGAAACAGGAGGATATATTTACGATATATCGGGCATGTGTACAGAGATATCGTGGTCCGATGCGCTAAATGATGGATCCAGCAGCATGGACATCACGTATATTAATGATGGTCTAACATTACAAAACGGAGATGTCGTCCGTCTGACAGAAAATGATCAGGCTGACGGCATCTTTTTTGGAACTGTTTTTAAGGTATCCGGTGACGAATCCGAGATTATTAAGGTAAAGGCTTACGATCAGTTGCGGTATGCTAAAGCGAAGGAAATTATTGTGCTGGAAAATGGGACGCTGAAGAACCTGGTACAGAATATGTGCACCTTTCTGTCCTTAAAGCCGGGCACTATGGAGGAAACTGGGTATGTACTGCCGACTATAGCTGATTCCGACAAGACATGGCTGGACGAGATAGCGCAGGCCATCTCCGATACGCTGATCGCAACGCAGGAGATGTACTGCGTCCGTGATGAGTATGGATCCATATGCCTCTGGAATATGCGGAACCTGCAGCTCCCTCTTGTACTGGGAGACCGCAGCCTGTGCACCGGCTACAGCTGGGAGAAATCCATTGATGATGATTTCTACAACCGGATCAAGGTAGGCTGGAAAGATGAAAATAGCAAGAAAATGGACGTGGGTGCCGCAGCTGATCAGGAATCCATAAACCGGTATGGCCTTCTCCAATATTTCGAAACATCAGCTTCCGGGATTGATAATGCGGCAAAAGCACAGGAGCGGGCGAACAACCTTCTGAAGCTGTATAATCACGAAAAGGAAACGCTGAAGCTGGAATGCCTGGGGGATCTCAGGGTACGTGCTGGAAACAGCATTTACGGGAGCATAGAGGACATTGAACTTAATCGCAGGCTTATCGTAAAGAAAGTAACACACGATTTTCTGCCGGTTTATACGATGAAAGTTGAGGTGATGACTGGTGAATGACAGGAATGGAGCGAATGAACTGTTTAACGTTATAAAAACGATAGTAAACAATTACCTGAATAATCGGAAGGTGGCTGCGGTAGTAATCGGGGAGTACAAAGGGGGTGCTGTTATGGTCGGAGATCTTCCAGTTCCTATGAGCATGGTAACAGGGAACATGAAAACCAGACTGGCCAGTGGCGACAAGGTGCGGCTGCTCCGTAACGATGGCGGCCGGGAGTACTATATTCTGGAAATCATTGGGAAACCATATCAGATAGGAGGATAACATGGAACTTACAACCGGTATGGTGCTCCGGGAACAGACCTTTGAAGGGAAGACTTATAAAGTATTGCCCGGCAAGATAGAAGGGTACGTAGACGATCTGGAAGCATTAAAGCAGGCTATTTATAAAGTACTTGATACTGAACAGTATGAGTACCCCGTATACAGTTTCAATTATGGAATTGCATGGAAAGAACTGATCGGAGAGGAGCAACCCTATGTACGGGCGGAAATGAAGAGAATGATACAGGAAGCACTGTTACGTGATGACAGGATACGAGAGGTTGATGGATTCAGCTTTTCTTTTACTGGGGACACGTGCCAGTGCTCTTTTAATGTCTTCAGTATTTATGGAGATATCGAAATAGAAATGGAGGTGCCTGTATGACATATGAGGAGCTGTTACAAGCCATGCTGGACAGAGTACCGAGTAACGTGGATAAGAGGGAGGGAAGCATCATATATGATGCTCTGGCGCCGTGTGCTTACTTTCTAGCACAGCAAAATTTCCAATTGGGAAACTATCTGGATCTGGTCTTTCCGGATACCGCAGTCGGCGAGTATCTGGACAGGGCAGTAGCTGCTTTCGGAGTGACAAGAAAACCGGCCAGCGCTGCAGTACGAAAAATGATAACAACAGGAGCGGTACCAATAGGCAGCCGCTGGGGAATAAATTCCCTGGCTTATGTTGTCACGCGTGAACTGGCATCTGGTACGGAGTACGAGGCCGAGTGCGAAACTTCGGGCGACATCGGAAACCAGTATTCAGGATCCGTGCAGCCGATCTCAAATATAACGGGAGTGACCGCTGAACTGACTGATATTATAACAGCAGGAGCCGACGAGGAAACGGACGGAGCCCTGCGGGAGAGATTCCTGCAAAAAGTGCAGCTGCCAGCCACATCGGGAAATGCATACCACTATAAGTTATGGGCTTTAGACGTACCAGGTGTCGGAGATGCCAGGGTTTTCCCGCTGGACAGTGGCCCTGGTACCGTGACGGTCCTGATCGTGGACAGTGATAAGAATATAGACCCATCTCTTGAAAGCGCAGTATCAGCTTATATGGAAACGGTCCGCCCGATCGGAGCTAATGTCACGATCGACAGCCCGTCTTCCATGGCTGTTAACGTCGTGGCTGATGTTACCCTGGACGGCAGCAAAGCCAAAGATGATGTGCTGCAGGCATTCCGTGCCTCTTTAAACACATACCTCAAAGGGCTGGTATTTACAGACTATCGTGTCAGTTATGCAAGGATCGGGAGTCTGCTCCTGGCCACAGAGGGGGTGCAGGATTATGATAACCTGACGTTGAATGGTTCCATGGCAAATGTGATTATTACTGATAAAGCTATTCCGGTTATAGGAACCGTAGATTTTTCGGAGGTGAGGATGTATGGAGCTAATTAAGCTGCTTCCGGATTACTATTCCGAAAATGAAACTATGAAGACGCTGCAAAGTATTCTGTCAGAACAGACAGATGGCCTTGACACGGAAATGTATAAGACCATCGATAACTGTTTTGCGGGATCTGCCTCGGATTCACTCACACGGTACGAACACTTACTTGGCTTGATCCCTGATGCCGCTAAATCTGATCGGTATCGCCGGGAACGCATTAAGGCGAAGATATCCGGAGCCGGAACGACTACCACTTCCCTGATCCAGAATATTGCGGAAAGCTTTACAAACGCGGCTGTTAATATTGTGGAGAATTTTCCGGCGTATACCATCACTGTTCGGTTTACGGGTACATCAGGCATACCGGGGAATATGGCAGATATCAAACAGACGATAGAGGAGGCGGTGCCCGCCCATTTGAAGGTGCTGTATGAGTACATTTTTAATACCTATGGAGCGGTTGGAACATTTATCCATGCAGAACTGGCAGCTTATACTCACGAACGGATCCGTGGCGGTCATCTTAAAAATAGAATTCAGGAACTGCAAGCCTATCAGCACGCCGAGCTGGCGCAGTTGACGCATGAAGATTTATCGAAAGGAGAGTTACCAAATGGCAACTAACACAACAAACTACAATTTCAAAAAACCGGATGAAAGTGATTTCTATTCAGTTCAGGATCAGAATAATAACTGGGATAAAGCAGATGCTGCATTGAAAGACCTGGATACACCGACTTTTGAGGATTACTCTGGAAGTACGACGGTTCCTGATGCTGCTTCAGCAATCAATAGCATTAGAAGTAAAGGGAAGCTGTCCGCAATATTAAGTAACATGAAAGCAGCGTTTAAGGGTGCCTGTTTGATCGGTCAGATAGTAAACAACTGTGTAACCAATAATGCGAAATTGCCGCTCTCAGCCGCCCAGGGTAAGGAACTTATGGACTTATATACTGTGCTCAATAGTAATTTAAACTTCAAAACCGTCCAAAACTATGAGGATAATAGTACTCCAAATGCACACGCTAAGCTGGCGATATATCCAGATAATGGTGCCCCGCAAATTGTGTCAGATTATGGTGTACAGGCGCTTGCAACGCTCACCGATTTTAAATTTGTCGGAAACGTTGACGGCATGGAGTTTGGAACCGAAAACGAAAAAAGATATTTTGTTTTTAAACATAGCGATGGATCAAAATCATCACTGGAGTTTTACAACAATGGCATTAATCTGGTAAGATATAATCCCCAAACAGCGCAATGGGAAATTATTTGGTCAATTCCGGTTCCGGTAAAATGATCAATTAACAGAGTATATTGCATTAACATAGATACCTGTGCCAGCCGGGACCGCCTTATTAACCCTTATTCGCACAGTATTGTCTGCCATGGCATCTGCATTGAGGATATAATACTCGTTGCGTTGAGAGGCAAATTGAACAATAACTGCGGCGCCGTATTTTATGCCGGGACAAGATATATCATAATAATCAGATCCAGTACCAGTAATTGAGGTATGTACCGTTTTGGGCAGCATGCTGATATCAGCCTTCCCGCTTAAATCACTAACTTTCCAAGGTAGCCAATTTCCATTGTTATCCATGCGGCGTGAGGCATGGATGGCTTTATCCGCGCTTATTAGTAGCTGACATAATGCCTCGCTATTAGCCCCGTCGTAAGGGCTTGTCGTAACACAAGATAGCCACTGATTGCGTAATTCAACGGGGATATACGGTTGTATTGAGGCATCCCAACCGTTTAAGCTACGGACATCTGTACATTTTATTGTGTCTGGGTTGATACTTTGAGACTGTTCTTTCTTAACTGAATTACTATTGCGCACACTACTGTATTTGAAAAAACACACCCCCTGCTTTATCATTAAGATATCACATTAATGAAGGGGGTACTATTTTGGATGAAGTTAGATTAAAGGATGAGTTAATGGCCAGACTTGCGAATGAGTTAGATCGGCCAGCTCTGCAGGTGATCGATGGTGCGTTATCAGCGGTCCTTCGTAATTATGAGGTAGAAAAAAGAGAGACAGGACTAAGCACAGATGTAATAAGTTTTCCAGAATTAGAAATATTTATAGGTAAAATGCGTTTTGATAATTATTCCTCGAGTACAATTAATCAATACCGACGGTTTCTTACGGACTTGTTGATTTATGTCGGTAAGCCGGTGCAGGATATTACAGGTGAAGACGTGGTGGAATGCTTAAACAATTATGAGCAGGTGCGACAGATAAGTGCATCAACTAAGGACCATAAGCGTCGGATTGCCAGTTCTTTCTTTGCCTTCCTGCATGATCGAGGGTATATACATAAAAATCCAATGGCTACAGTAGATCCGATTAAATATATAGCTGAGGTCAGAGAAGCTTTGTCGCCTAGAGAAATGGAAAAGATGCGAATCGCATGCGGTGAAAATATTAGAGATAATGCGGTGCTAGAATTGTTTCTCGCAACTGGATGTCGAGTCAGTGAAGTAGTAAATATGCGCCTGGAAAATTTAGATTTACAGGCTGGATATGTCAAAGTTATTGGAAAAGGACAAAAGGAACGAATCGTATTCTTTTCGGATCGGGCATTGGAATATTTGGAACAATATCTGGGTGACCGGAGAACTGGCGCTGTAATTCTTTCCAACCGAGCACCACATCAAGGTCTTAAGAAAAACGCTTTAGAAAATATCATTAGGCAGATTGCGATGCGTGCAGGAATTGGTAAAAGAGTCTTTCCTCATCTACTTCGCCATACATTTGCTACGCGTGCCTTAAATAAGGGAATGCCGTTACCTACATTAAGTGATCTTATGGGGCATTCCAGCGTTGAAACAACACGTATATATGCTAAAAATGGCGCTGGAAAAATGAAATATGAGTACGATATGTATGCAGCTGGATAATTAGTAAAAAAGTAAAAGATTATTTTAAGCCTGCTGAGAGGGAGGCTTATTTGGTTTATGCATTTTTATATGTTGAGCGTATTAAAAATTGAATTAAATAGTTATACATACCTCATTCTGGACCATCAATGCGTTATAGTAATTTAGGTGGGAAAGCTACTGTAATATCTTTTAGTTATTCCGGTGGCAATTCCGACACAGATATTAAAAATGCAATATATCAGAATTGGTCAAAATTTCCGAATGGGTCTAGCTTGATGCAATTTAGCAATGATTCTGAAATCTGGAATGGAATTGTTAATAAATACGATGCTTCAAAAGGCGCTGTTCTGTTGCAAGGAGCTGGAACTGGTATTGTAAAAAAATATTTACACAATGGCACCCTACTCTATACAATAGCATCGAGTGCTGAAGCTCCTGGCCTGCTATCAGGAGACGTGTATATTGGCATAGGGTATATACGTATAGGTCTAGCGGCCAATAATGTTACATTTAAGTGGGATGGCACTGTCACCAAAACAGTTAATGGGACAGTGACCATGCAAAAAAATATAGATGCTCTATAAATGCTCATAAAACAGAGTTATACTTTTCCCACCCCTGCCAAACACCCTCGATCATCTTAGCATAGTAAAAATAATTTTTTGATCCTTCGTATGGGTGCACTGTAATAGTACGATAGCGACTATCAAATTCCACAACTTCGACATACCAGTATCCGAGCTCGTTATTAGCCGTTCCATTATTTGCACACCACCGTCCTTGAGGCAGTATAATAACATCTTGACCATTTAATTCTCTTATTTGATATTTTAAATCTATGCTGTTTGTCTTAAGTGTGACTGTTGCATTTGTATCGTCTAAATTACTATTGAACACAGTATGAAAAATGCATAAATGTAAATTTTGCTTGAATTTTTATACTGGTGTGCGCAATAGTAATTTCACTCAGTTAAATAGTGATTTAAACGGGAAGTTATCTCGTGATGCCCGTGTTTCTGAGATTGGATTTTCAGACAGTGTGAGCGATCCAGCTACTATATACGTAACTGTTGATGGTAGTCGATTGTATATACCTGCGGCACCATCTAATTTTGGAATTAAGCGGCTATATGTAGATGATAACCCAGATACTGGACTTAATGCTCTGCGCGTTGACTGGATTGCTTACGGGACAGAACACACTAATTGGATCGACTTTTCAAAATGATCAATCTACATATAAATAAGCCACCACACATGTATACGTAAGATTATCACCATTAAGGTTAAGGTATCTGTTTGACGTGATTGACGGTATAGCATATTTATTAACATTATAAGCTGCCAGTGGTATTATAAGCTTTGTTTTTGCCGGATAATCCGATTTTGCTGTGAGATCAACACCTTCACTACGATATGGCATTGTTGCTCCTGACTGAGCAATACCGCATCCGATAGAATAGGTTGCAATTTTTATCTTAATTAAATCACTATTTGTCCGTTCTAAATTACTATTGAACACAAGAAAAATAAAAATTCAGGCCCTTTATGGGCTTTTTATAATACATAAAAATTCAATGAAAGGAAAGATATTATGGAAAAAATTAGAATTGGAAATCAGGAGACTCTTTTTGAAATTGGCTCGATCCGTCCGGTAGCAGAAAACGTCCTGCAGATCGTGTTTGCAAGAGCAGTTCCCACAAAATGGGGCGACATTACCACATATACCGAGGATGGGACAGAAGGGGGATCAATAACTGGGTATGACACGGTATACCGCGACGAGGGTAAGACCGTGTACCTGTCTAATGATGGCAGCGTCTACACAGCCCCAGAGACGCCGGAGGGGCCAGGAAACCCGCCAGAGCCATATGTTCCGACACTGGAGGAGTTGCGGGCGGCAAAGCTTCGGGAGATATCCATGGCTTGCCAGCAGATGATCTATCAGGGCGTTAATGTCACCCTGGCTGACGGCAGTACCGACCATTTCGCGCTGACGATAGAAGACCAGCTTAACCTCTTTGGTAAGCAGATCCAGGTAACTTCTGGCGCTGTTCAAATTGAGTATCATGCAGACGGCCAGCCGTGCCGTTTTTACAGCGCGGAAGATATGCAGGCTATCATTACGGCAGCTATGTGGCACGTAAGCTACCACACGACCTACTGTAACGCGATTAATATGTGGATTGCAGGTTGTGAGACTGCAGAGGAGATACAGGTGATTTTTTACGGTGCAGATATCCCGCCGGCATACCAGTCAGAGGTGCTGCTGTCTTATCTGACTCAGATAGCAGCGCAAACGGGAGGTGCTGGAGATGGCGCTGATCCTGCGTAAGTATCTGGCATTGACATCAGTGGGCGGTCTGTTGTATGTGGTTCTGGAGCTGGTCTGGCGTGGCCGGAGCCACTGGACCATGCTTTTACTGGGAGGGATCTGCTTCATGGCTCTCGGCCTGATCAATGAGATTCTGCCGTGGAGCCTGGCATTATGGAAGCAGATGTTGATCGGCGTGGCCATCGTTACAGCATTGGAGTTTATTACAGGCTGCATAGTCAACCTGTGGTTGGGCTGGAATATCTGGGATTACAGCGGGCTGTCTGGTAATATACTCGGTCAGATCTGCCCGCAGTATTGCCTTCTGTGGCTGCCGGTAAGCTTGGCTGGAATCGTCCTGGACGACTGGCTGCGGTACTGGTGGTGGCGCGAGGAGAGGCCGCGATATAAATTATTTTGAAAGGACGGTGCCATATGTGATTGAAACGGAGTTCATTGAGCGTTTGACAAAAGTCGAGGAGCGATCAAAAAGCAATACCCATCAGATTGAGGATTTAAAACCGGTAATTAATGAGATCCATACAATGTCTAAGACTATGGTCGAACTGATCGGAGAAGTGAAATACACGAATGAGAATGTGTCAGAACTAAAAGACAAAGTAGAAATTTTGGAAAAAGAACCGGCAAAGCAGTGGTCGAATACTAAAAAAACATTTTTTACGTCAATTACCAGCTCCATCGGAACAGCGGTGGCGGCTGGTATTTTATATTTATTAAGCAGAGGAGGATTTTGATATGAGTGAGAAAACAAAGAGATGGATTAAAGCCGCAGGAGTGAGAGCAATCAAAACCATGGCACAGACAGCGGTAGCATTACTGCCGGCAGCAGCAACAATTACGCAAGTTGATTGGACGGTAGTGATAGGCACGGCAGCGCTTGCGGGAGTTGCATCTGTGCTGATGTCTTTGGCCGGTCTTCCAGAGTTGGACAATGCTGCCTGAAAGGAGCGTGATCCTGCATCTCCCGGCCGGTAGGGTTAGAAGCGGAGCTGTTGCGAGATCGAAAAAAGTTGTAATATCACAACTTGTGACGTCACAAGATTTTGGTGCCTGGGTGATCCTGGGCCTCTTTTTGATTGGAGGTTATTTATGAGTAAGACAAGAAACGGACTGATAGAGCATTGCAAGAGTAAGATTGGAACCCCATATGTCTATGGTGCGAAGGGAGAAGTCATGACCCAGGCACGCATCAACCAGCTGGCCCGGGAGAATCCCGGCACCTATACGTCTTCCTACAAGGCCAAAGCAGCTAAATACATAGGCCAGCGCTGTACTGACTGCTCCGGTCTTATCAGCTGGTACACAGGCCGGATCAGGGGGAGCTACAACTACCATGACACTGCGGTGGATCGGGTGAGCATTGACCACCTGGACGAGTCTATGATTGGCTGGGCGCTGTGGAAGCCGGGACACATAGGTGTATATGTAGGAGATGGCTATTGTATTGAAGCCAAAGGGATCAACTACGGGACGATCCGGAGTAAGGTATCCGCCACTGCCTGGCAGAAGGCCCTGAAGCTGTGCGATATCGACTATACAGCAGATCAGATGCCGGTGACATACCGGGAGGGCTTCATGCCGGCGGCAGACGGGAAGAGATGGTGGTATCAGTATTCGGATGGCTCCTATGCCTGCAACGGCTGGTACTGGCTCCGAGAGGCTACAGATGGCACATGCGGTTGGTACCTGTTTGACAGCGAAGGCTACATGCTCACCGGCTACCAGGTGGATCCGACAGGAGAGGCATTCCTGCTCTGTCCGGTCAAGGGATCTGACGAGGGCAAGTGTATGATTACTGATGCCAGGGGAGTGCTGCGGATTGCAAAGGAGTATGATATGGAACAGAGAAGATATGTATTTGAGTGGTAGAAAAATAAGAAATGGCGATCTTTTATAGGATCGCCATACAAACTTTTTTATATTTCTTCTTTAAAGGTTATTGCCGGAGTCATCTCCATTTCCTTTTTGACTAAATTTACAAACGAGCTGATCCCCCGTCCAGATTCCCCATTAAATCGGTAACAACTATTGGTATAATGAAATACATGCGTTCCATTCACTAAAAAAGTATGATTTTTTTCGTCGATTTGTACAGATGCCCCTACAGCTTTTATTCTGTCTGCCCATTCTATGTGGGATTCAAAGGCCATGGCATATTACCTCCTCTTTTTAAAGTATATTTACGATGTAATCATTTCTAGTTACACTATTAATCTTCTTATTACATACTACTCCATTGCCCCCTTATATGTCAACTGAAAAAGGCTGCCATGTATGACTGACGGTCACAAATAATCTCAGCCAGGGCAATCTCGAGGTGCAGTGGGTAGGGTAGTCAATACTTGTCACCTTTGTCCCCTTTTTGCATATAATAAACTATAATTTATCATATATAAAAGGGGAAATAAATCATGTGTAATATATGTAGATGTCTCTGTGGTAACTGGTGTGGTTGTAGAAATAATTGCTGTAATAATTGCTGCAGATGCGTATGCAACAATCCCTGTGAGAATAAATGCAATTGCAACTGCAGCAATAACAATTGCTGTTTCGATCCATGCGCCAGAGAGAGAAAAGAAGCTTATGAGGCCGGATTTAGAGATGGCTGTAATAATGCTTCCTGCAGGCAGAATAACTGTGGCTGCTAATGGATAGATACAAAAAGGGCGGTCCGCAGTGGGCCGCCTTTAAGTTTTTACTAAAAGGTAATTTTTTGATTGTTTGTTCTATTGGTATTAACAAATTTTTTTATATCTGTTGAAGAATTAAGAAACATATCAATTAAATCAGAAGGAATATGAGTCATTGAATCGAACAGTAACCATGTTACATTATTAATCTCTTCCTCTTCTGTTCTATATCGTTCGGGTATTTGATTAGCTAAACGGGAAGGAAAAGGACTAGCTTTTTTTATGTAATCATAATCCTTTACATGACACCAATAAAAATCTGGATTACAATTATCGGACACTAACAGGACATAGTCGGGCTTTTCTGAAATAGGGAGCCCTGTGGAAAATGTTACTTCACCATGAGTAATGAAATGATATAGGTGAATAGCAATAGTTTCCTTACCAGACAATGGGGGATCTTTTGATAATTTTAGCAAACGTACGTTCATAGTTACGGCCTCCTTTGAGATTTACTTAAATAATATTATAACATAAAATAGAAACAAAAGAGACGAAGTAACATAAAACATAAATGAATAAGATCGTCACAACGCAGTCCGAAAAACGTTATATAAGTATGCTCATATCAGCAGGGCGGCAGCCACCCCATTAGCTCCGCCCTGTCTTCCCTACATAATATAGGCGGTCCGTTTGGGCCGCCTTAACTCTTCTTACCTTTTGGATAAGGTTCTTTGACATCGGTTCTTTCTATTAAATAATCCACACTTGTTCCATACAGGTCGGCCAGTGCAGACAACATTTCAATAGGAATCGAACGTGTCCCATTTTCATAATGCGAATATGTGCGTTGACCTATATTCAAACAATGAGCTACGTACGTCTGTTTCCAATCGTGATCTTCCCTTAAATCTTCCAGTCTCTCATATTTCATAATTAATACACTCCTATGAGCATATTATACTTAGAACAGAATGTTCTATTGACAATCAGAACAATCTGGGCTAAATTGGTAATATGAAAGGATGATGAATTATGAGAGAATTTGAACAAATACTGGAAAAGATGAGAGAAAGGGAGATCACACCACGGATCCACTATGAACTAATAGCGATCCGTGCGCTGAAAGTGGCCGCAGTTCTTCTGATCGTTTTATTGCTACTACTATTAAAATAGATCATTACACAAAAATAATTAGCAATTATCCTAAAAATATGCTATGATAAAGCCAAGAAAAGCCTCCGGAAACCTTTATTCCAGGGGCTATTTTCTATTCTAGGTTTTTTCAATCCGGGGGCCCAGATGGAGAAATCAGTGCTTCCATGCGCTATCTGTCCCAGCGTTATGCGATGCCATATAAAGAGTGTAAAGGGCTCTTAACCGATATCGGTACGGAGGAGCTTGCTCATATGGAAATAATCGCTGCCATTGTTCATCAGCTCACCAGAAACTTAACACCGGAGCAGATTGTGGAATCTGGCTTTGGGCCTTATTACATTGATCATACCACAGGAATCTGGCCGCAGGCTGCTGGCGGAATTCCGTTTAATGCCTGCGAGTTCCAATCGAAGGGCGATCCGATTACCGATCTGGTGGAGGATATGGCGGCAGAACAGAAGGCCCGGAGTACCTACGACAATATTCTGCGCGTTGTGACTGATCCGGAGGTCTGTGACCCGATCCGTTACTTAAGGGAAAGGGAAGTGGTGCATTTCCAGAGATTTGGAGAGGCGCTGCGGATTACCCAGGATAATCTGGACAGTAAGAATTTTTATGCTTTTAATCCCAGCTTTGATGTAAAGAGTAATTGCTGATAAAAAGGGAGGGGCCGGCAAGAGGGGGATTCTTGCCGGCCAGAGTATGAAAAAAAGTTTTGTTTGGTTTTTCCTTGTTACATGTATTACTATACATGGGATATGTGAAGAAATTTTGATGAAAGTATGAAAAAAATGTGTACATTTCATTTGGGACAAAGGATCAAGATGTTGTGTATACAGTATTTCAGCCTGTTATATGTTGTGACTTCACGGGAAATCTGGTATATTTGTAAGGGTAATTGAAACGTGAGGAAAGAGGGGACAGGCATGATTTTAGTAGTAAAACGTGATGGAGAAATCGTAGAGTTTCATCTGGAAAAGATTTCCGAAGCCATAAGGAAGGCATTTAAGGCTACGGGAAAATTTTATACGGAAGATATTGTGGAGCTGTTGTCAATCAGAGTGACGTCTGATTTTCAGGGGAAGATGCAGGGATACCGGATTGCGGTGGAGGACATTCAGGACAGTGTGGAGAAGGTGCTGGAAGAATCCGGCTATACGGATGTGGCGAAGGCGTACATATTATATAGAAAGCAGCGGGAGAAAATCAGAAATCTCGGCAGGACAACGCTGGATTATAAAGATGTAGTGGATAACTACGTGAAGGTGGAGGACTGGCGGGTGAAGGAAAACTCCACAGTTACATATTCTGTGGGAGGCCTGATTTTAAACAACTCGGGAGCGGTTACGACCAATTACTGGCTGACGGAAATCTATGATAAGGAAATCGCCGAGGCCTATGTAAACGGCGATATCCATATTCACGATCTGTCCATGCTGACCGGCTACAGCTGCGGCTGGTCGTTAAAACGGCTTTTAATGGATGGACTCGGCGGAATCACCGGAAAGATTACGGCGTCTCCGGCAAAGCATCTGGCTACGCTCTGCAATCAGATGGTCAATTTTCTGGGGATTATGCAGAATGAATGGGCGGCATCCCAGTCATTTTCTTCTTTTGATACGTATCTGGCGCCCTTTGTCAAGGCGGACAACCTTTCCTATGACCGGGTGAAAAAATGCATGGAGGCATTTGTTTTCGGCGTCAATACACCGAGCAGATGGGGAACGCAGGCACCATTTTCCCATATTTCCCTGGATTTGATGATTCCGGAGGACATGGCGGAGCAAAAGGCCATTGTGGGCGGAAAGGAGATGGAGTTCACCTATGGGGAATGCCAGAAGGAACTGGATATGGTGGACCGGGCATTTCTGGAGACCATGCTGGAGGGCGACGCCAGCGGACTGGGTTTTCAGTACCCTATCCCATCCTATGGACTGACTCCGGATTTTGACTGGTCCGATAATGAACGAAACCGGCTCTTGTTTTCCCTGGCTTCCCACTACGGTACGCCGTATTTTACAAATTACGTCCGCAGTGGTCTGACACCTGGTGACGTGAGGATTTCCTATGAGGGGGTCACTCCGGATTTCCATAAGCTGCGCAGCAAAGCGGGCGGCTTTTTCGGATTTGGGGAGCACACGGGATCGATCGGCGTGGTTACCATTAATTTACCGAGAATTGCGTATCAGTCAAAGGACGAGACGGAATTCTACGAGAGACTGGATGAGATGATGGATCTGGCGGCGCGGTCCCTGCGAATCAAACGGGAAGTGATTTCCAATCTGCTGACCAATGGCCTCTATCCTTACACGGCCTGTTATCTGTCTGATTTCAGCAATCACCTTTCGTCCATCGGCGTGATCGGGATGAATGAGGCCGGCCTGAATGCACCGTGGCTGGGAGAGGGCATGGAATCGGAGAAAACGAGGGAGTTTGCCGTTGCGATGCTGAATCATATGAGGGAACGGATTGTGGGATACCAGCTGGAATATGGAGATCTTTACGGACTGGAAGCGACGCCGGCAGAGTCAGCTACCTACCGTTTTGCCATGCTGGATAAAGAAAAATATCCCGGAATCAGAACCGCAGGCAATGAGGGGGATGTGCCGTATTACACGAACAGCACGAAGCTGCCTGCGGACTACGACGGCACACTGGAAAAGGCGCTGGAGCATCAGGACAGGCTGCAGCCGCTTTATACGGCAGGAACTGTATTCCACGTTTATATGGAACGTGAATTTGACGACTGGAAAAAGGCGCGTGATCTGCTGCACAGCATAACCACCGGCCATGATATTCCTTATTATACGCTGTCGCCGGTTTATTCTATCTGCCAGTCCTGCGGATATCTGCCGGGCAGGCAGAACGTGTGCCCCAAATGCGGCGGCCGCGCTGATGTTTACAGCAGGATAGCCGGTTATTACAGGCCGGTTCATGACTGGAACGAGGGGAAAGCACAGGAGTTTAAAAACAGGATCATGTACCGGATGTGATTCTGTCTTCCGGCACAAAGTTCTCCATTATGCACATTCAGGAACTGATCGCATATGATATAGTACAAACCTGATAAATTAAAGGAGATCAATCATATGTGTTGTTGTAATAATAGATGTAATGTAAGTTGTGGATGTAATAGTGGATGCGGTGGTTCCTGGGGCTGCGGATGCGGAAATAGTAATTCTTCCTGCGGATGTGGATGCGGAAATAACAATTCTTCCTGTGGATGCTGCAGAAATGACTGGGCAAACAGCAACTATCGCCGCGGCTATGCAGCAGGCTTTAATGCAGGTTATGAGACTGGCTTCAGAGATGGCTTCTGGACCGGCAATAATAACAATGTAA